TAGCACCGGCGTTAACCAGATCAGCCTCTAGACGGTCGAGAATCTGATTCTCTTCATTAGGAGTAGAAGCCGACGCCAGCGCACTAGCAGCGGCTCGACGTGCTCCACCGGCAACGGGCAACGAATTAAGAATGGTGTTCTTGCGATCGATGCGATCGATCAGCTCATTACGAGCCGCGTCTGCATCCACGCGTCTTTCCTGCGCCCGGAAGATCGTCGGGCTAATGAGCGACGAGTTAGAGACTACCTGGGTCTGGTAGTACAGGTTGCCCAAGTTAGCAAGAGTACGGGCATCAAAATTAACGACTTCAGAATCAGGATTGCTAGAGCCGTCACGAGTAACTACGCCTCTCGATCCATCCTCGTTGCGGACAGTGATGGCGTAGCCGCCATCGGGCAGGGGCTGAATTGCCTCTGCACGCGAGTTCTTCGGCAGCTCGCCGCTCCTGTTCACCAGGTCGAGGCCGATGCTAATCGCGGTGCGATCGCCTGAGTTGATGCCATTTCTAAGCTTATCGCCGTCAATCGACAGCATGTTTGGTGCAAGAAACCCTGCAGCGTTAAGGCCCTGGACAAACTTATCGTTGTCTCGAATTGTGTTAAGCCGATTGGCTTCTTCGACAGCACGACGATTAGTATCTTCGTCAACAGCGACTTGACGCTGAAGCAAGCCAATACGACGTTCGCCTTGGGCTAACTCATCCTGGGCTAATTGATTGCGAATTCGCTGCTGGCCCATAGCCTGAGCGCCTTGAATACCAGCAAGGATCGCACTACCAAGATCTTGTGCGATGACTTACCTCTAGAATGCGAACGCCAAGATAGCAGCTGATGCCAGCGAGCCAATCGTGGAGTAAGTATTTGCTTTCGACTGCGCTTTGGCCTGAGTGTAGGCGTTACGACGCGCGGTTGCATCCGCTGCTGCTGAACCAAGTTGTTGCTGCGAAGCGCGGTTTACGCCCTGACCAATGTTGATTAGGTCAGACAGCAAGGCCGTATTGGCTTCGCGCTGGGCGATCTTAGCGTCGTTGACCGCCTGAATACCGCCGAGCGTATTGGCTCGCTGCAAACGCAACCCCTGCTGCTGTATCTGATCGGGGGTTAGGGCTACACCGTATCGTTGAACATTGCGGGACGCGACGCCTTGCGTCAGAGCCGAAGCAACACCAACGTCTTTACGGGCCTGATCAATCAACGCGCGATCGGTTTGAGCCTTGTTAATCAGCTGTTCTTCAAAACCGCGATAGTTTTGAATGTAGTCAAGGTACTCTCGACGAGTCAGATCAGCGTAGGCTTTCTCAGGATCGGCTACGTCGGTAAGACCGGCAGACGAGCGGTTCTGAGTGTACACCCTATCAGAGTCGTCAACGCTAGTGCGACCGCCAGACAAACTATTCTGGGTAGCACCAGTAATCTGCATCTGCTGTTGCAGGCGCAGCATTTCTTCTAGGTTTAAAGAAGTCATTGAAGGAGTAACCATTACCTAGCCCCCAAAAAATTGCGAGTAGCCAAGTCGGTTCCTTGCGCCAGTAACTTTAGCACCGCTACGATTGACCGGAGTAAAGAAACTACCACGTGTAGGTTGGCCAGTTGCAGCGTCTACTGCTTCAGAGGAAGTCGACATGTTATCTAGACCTTGTGCAACAAGCGTACTGCCGACCTGAGCAACCGCCGCCTGCTTAGCCTGAGCAACCATCTGATTTGCGCGGGCTCTTTCAAGCGCGCTCGACGTAGCAAGGCGGCTGGCCTGAGCCATTCCACTTTGCGCGTCAGCCGCCTGGCCACGAGCAGTGCCGAGCACGTTGGACTGCATAGTGTTCTGAACTTGTTTCGCCGCTACGTTTGCAGCGCCAAGCTGGCCCGTAAGCGCCTGAGCTGTGTCGCCAGCAGCAGTTGAGCTGGTCGCAGCCTCATAACTAGGGGCAGAAAGCGCCTGCATAACGTCCGCATTGGCGCGACCGCGAAGGCCCGACTGGACATCCTCGGTCAAAGACTTGTCGCGCATCTGCTGCAGGAGCGGATCGTACTTCTCTTTGAAGTACTGATACTCTGCCATAGCCACCGAAGCAGAGGCTTTCTCTGCGTCACTTGCCTTGTAATCAGAGGCTTTTGGTTTGCTGGCCACTATAGCTCCCTCGTATACACCACGGTATCAATCGACCAACCGTTCTCTGTTAAGTGCGGCATCAAGCCTAGGAAGGGCGACCTAGTTTCAAGGTAGCTGTACCCCGCCTCGCGCGCCGCTCTCTCGAAGAACGATTGATACTTAGATACCAAGCTATTCCCCTTTTCCTTAGCCCATGCGAGCCAAAGAAACATCGTCTTCTTACCTGTGAAGGTGTCAGTCTCGGTTGTCGAAACGACGAAGCCTTCACTAGTCACCCAAAGCACGGCTTGCTGGCTAACGCACGCCGCGTACACATCTTCCGCCCGATACGTAAGAGCCTTAGAGTTACGTAAGATCTCTTCAATACCCGGTCTTACCCAATCCCACTCTCTACGAACGTCGGCTACGAACGGCTCAACCGCCGCGACCGTAACGATTTCGCCGTTGTGAGAATGGAGTGTAGATCCCGCCATACGCTACCTTCCTAGCAATACCAACGTCGGCGTTCCTAGCGCGACGATCAGCCTGTGTAATGCCTTCATTAAACAGCGACGAGTACACCTGTGCGCCGCCGAAATCAGTCCAGTCTTTGCTCGGTAAACGCAACAATCGAAACAACGCGCCGTTGACGATTGTATCGCGATACTCAGTCATCAGCTCATCGTCAGCAGCAGTCGAAGTCTGCGTAGGCTTCAACTGCGCTCGCACGATGGTGCTGGAGGCTTTCGTAACGTTTGGTACAGGCACCATCCAGAACAGAGACTGGCTGGTCTTTACGTAGTATTCCGGCGTGCCGCGATTGTCGGCGTCTCGCCAGTTCTGCTTGCGCTGCTCTAACAGACTGGTGCTAATCGGCTCAATGTCCTTGCCATCGTGCACAACCCACATGATCTTATGCACAACCGTGCCTGACGGTGGTTCGAGGTCATACTCGTACACACCAGCGACAGTCGTGATCGGATCAAGCTCGGCCTGAAGCACAGCCGCCTTTTCGCACAGCTCGATGACGGCTGCTCGAATGTTATTTTCAATCAGCGTGTCCGGACAGCCCGGTACCATCGGGATGATCTCAGGAAGCAGCGACTCATAGAGCGCCATGCTTAATTACCCCGCTACTGCCGGAGCCGCCATCGCAAGACGACTGGAGTCAAAGTTTGGCGAGGTCAAAGCATCAAGCTGCGCCTTACCAGTAATTGACGCCATAAACAGCTGAAAATGAGAAGACGCTCGCTGCTGGTTACCCGCGTAATCCGCGTCCTTCATGTAGGCCATGTAGAGAACGTAGTTCATCACTGCGTTGGCAAAGATATCGGGGATATCCAAGTTACCGTTCTGCGCCACCGTCACGGGGTTTGCTGAATAGATAATCTCGACAAACGAGCTGGCAGCTGCCGCTACACCTGGATACACGTAGAAATTACGCGGGTTCTGCTCGTCATAGATGTAGTGCTTTACAACAGCTACATGTGCGGCGTCGCCCGTAACGAGCGGGTCGTGCCAGTCAGGAGTCTGGGCATCGAGAACTTCGCGAGACACGATGCGAACAGCACGCTTACCAACACCGCTGGAAGCTGCCGACATGTTACGGACCACCCGAAGTAGGCGGTTACCGTCACTGGGAATGTCCTGTTTCGTACCGACAGCAAGAGTGACGGTTACGTTCTTAGCAGAAGCATCTGGCTTAAGAAGGGCGATCTCTCGCTGGGCATCATTGACCCAGAGTACGAGCTCATCCACTACAGGCCAACGGACACCGGTTGTGTCCTGAATGGTCTTTTGAACCCGATCAATAACGCTTTGTACGGTGACAGCCATGGTCTACCTCACGAGTGTAGGAACGCCTCCCAAGCAGCTTCGCGGTCCTCGGTGCTAACAGTACGCCCGACAACACGGTTAACCGCCGACGCTTTGGGCGTCCCATCAGCCTTAAAATCTTCGGGATCAGCAAACTGTACCAGTTTTTCCATCCCGTTAATAACATCATCAAGAGACTTGAACTCTTCAAAAGCCTCGACTTCAGCGGCCTTGGCGATAGGTTCCGTCACAGTCTTCGCCGGTGCTGGCTTAGCCACAACCGGCTCGGGGAGCTTCAACACATCCGTCTGTTTTGCTCCCATCTGAAGGGCTAGTAGTCCGATCTCATCAGACACTTCGCGCTCGACACCCGGAAGAAACAGTACACACGCACCGCTAAGGGTGGCTACCCGAATCTCTTGGTCTGCAATGACCTTCACGGAACCTCCTGGCTTAAAGAGTAGGGGACCCCCTCCGAAGAGAGGGCCCCCTCACGACTTAGATGGCCGTGTCGAGGCAGACCACGCCGAAGTCCTGAACGGACCCGTTGTAGTCGCTCTGGTACTTCGGCTTGCGGAGACCGAAGATCTTACCGATCGAGATACCAGACTGATTCTGGTAGTCGAAGGTGTCTTCCACGATTTCCGGCAGACCGATGTCAGCCATCGCGAGCGCCTGAGCACCGCAGAAGAGCGCACGACCGCCAACGACGTTGGCGTTAGCACCCCACTTGTAACCAGCGGCACCGGCGTTAGCCGAGGTGCCAGTGGTCGCAGTCGCGGTGTTAAACACGTGACGGAACTCGTGCACCATCACGCCGTCGACCATCAACGAGCTCGAACCAGCGAAGAGCTGGTTGCTCGGACCACGGATGCCAGCGTTACGCACGTTGGCAAGGAAGTCCGAATCGAGCTTGAGGGCGGCCATCTGCTGCGGCGTCACGAAGAGGTGGAACACCTCGTCGTTACCAGCGCCACGGACACCACGGATGTAGTTGTCCTTCGCGTAGGCCTTGAGGGCCACGATATGGCGATACTTGAGGATGTCAGCAGACGTGATCGTGGTCGTATCACCGGCGACGATGTCGTTGCCCGAAACGCGACGGTGACGAGCAGCGGTCGGAGCCGACACGTCCGAGGCGAACTCAAGGTTCGACAGGTTCTGGCCAGAGGCCAAAACGCTGCGAAGACCACCGCTCGTCTTGTGCGTGTAAGCAACACCGGCGAGCGTCAAGAACGCGAGCTGGTCCATACGGTCAGCCATCGCGTAGGCGAGGGCGTCGCGGCTGGTCTCACGGAAGTTGACGACCGACTTCTGATCAGCGAGGCGACCGGCAATGCGGTTCGCAAAGCGCAGCTGATCGAGCTCGATGGTGATGTCGTAAGCGCGGAGCGCCTCTTCATTACCCTCAAGCGTGCTGTCGCCCGTCACGCCGTCACCGGTCATATCGGCGAGCAACGTGATGACAGCCTTCGTGCCCTTGTCTGACTTCGTCAGCTCGGTCACGCGCTGGATCATTGCATTGGAACCCGAACCAGCGAACTGGTTCACAAACGACATATTGCGAGCGACGCGCCAGAAATCACGGCTCCACGCCGTGAGTTGATCACTAGTCAGCGCCGCAAAGTTAGTAAGAGCCATTTGGCTTCTCCTTTAATTGCGTTACAAAATCTAGTAATGCACATGCATTACCAGCCTACAGCCGACTTGTGGTGCGGCTAAACCGTTTCCCCGTATCGTGGGGTCACGACTTAGCGCGTATTAACGAGGCGCGACCTCGGCACGTTTAACGCCTATGCGGGGCGAAATCAGCACGTTTTTAACGTGTGCGACACGGCTGGATATCGTTCCAACGGACGAGTTCAGTTGTAGATTAACAACAGAGTAGAAAGTTCGCAACTATTTAATAAGAATATTTCTTCTTGGCCGCCTTCTTAGCAGGCTTTTTAGCGCCGTGGGTCTTACCCGGCATCATGGTGCCATCCGGCATGCGGTGCATCGGGCCTTTTTCGCCCTTTTTCTTCATCTTCATACGCTCGTCTCCTGTGGTTAACGGTATCGCGCCGTCTTCTTGGCGATACGCTTGGGTTGCTTCGAAAACTGCTCCCCCTTAGCAAGCGAACGACGCTTGTTACGGGTGGTAGCAGCATACTCTTGCGGGGACAGCGCCTGCCGAGCTTTCTTCGGCAGGTACCGTTCGCCAGTCGCTTTAGAGCCTTGGGTACTGTTCTTGCCAGAACGGGTGCCCCAGTCCTCCTTAGTCCACTTTTTAAGGGACTTCTGTGACTTAGCTAACCCCATGGACTAATCCTTCTTCATCTTACGAAGGGTCATGGCCAAACGGGCACGCTGGCCGGTCTTGCCTGACTTCTTGGCTGCTGCTTTCAGCTCTTTAGCCGGAATCTTCTCGCCTTTCTTTACCCCCATGCTCTTACGCAGGGCACCAGGTTTCTTGATCGCGTCTTTGATCCAGTCCTTAGCCATTACTTGTAGCCTCCTCCTGACTTTTTGTACTCAACCGCAAGCATCT